GTAATAATGATGAAGGAGAATTTAATTGGTTATTTGGAATTAAATAATATTTAGTTTTACTAGATATTTATTATAATAGTAAAACAATATATAAAATAAAATGGCAAAGAAAACAGTATTTCAACAACTAAGTGATTTATTTGGTCCTGATATAGGTCAGAGACAAACTAAATCTAGATACTCTTTGGGTAATGAAGAATTACTTAAAACACAATCTAAGGAAGAATATGATTATAAAAAGTTGCAACTGCAACAGAATAAATATCTTTCTGATATGTGGACCAAGGTTGATAATGAAATTTATCAACACTCAATATATTATGAAACTACTAGATTAGCATCTTATGCTGATTTTGAAGGTATGGAATTTTTCCCTGAAATTGCTGCGGCATTAGATATTATGATGGAAGAATCTACTACCCAAAATGGGGAAGGAAGAATTTTAAATATATTTTCTGAAAGTAAGAGAGTCAAAAGAATTCTACAAGATTTATTTTTTAATAGGTTAGATATTCACACTAATCTACCTATGTGGACACGAAATACTTGCAAATATGGTGATGATTTTTTATATCTTAATGTGGATAGTGAAGATGGTATTACAAATGTAAAACAATTACCTAATATAGAAATTACTAGGAAGGAAAATGACGGTTTTGGGGAAAATTCAAGTATGGAATCTGAAGATAAATTTAATCCAGTTAAATTTATATGGGGAGATAGGGATATAGAATTTAATGCTTGGCAAATGGCACATTTTAGATTATTGGGTGATGATAGGCGATTACCATATGGCACTTCTATGTTAGAAAAAGCTAGAAGAATATGGAAACAATTATTACTTTCAGAAGATGCTATGTTAATTTATAGAGTAACAAGGGCACCAGAAAGAAGAATATTTAAGATATTTGTTGGTAATATTGATGAGGCAGATGTACCATCATATATACAAAAGATTGCAAATAACTTTAAGAAAAGTCCCGTTATTGATCAGAAAACTGGTCAGATAGATACTAGATATAATCAAATGGCACAAGACCAAGATTATTTTATACCTGTTAGAGATCCTAACGCACCTAGCCCTATAGATACTCTTCCAGGTGCTACCAACCTATCTGAAATTGCTGATATACAATATCTACAAAAGAAGTTATTTACAGCACTTAGAATACCTAAAGCATTTTTAAATTTTGAAGAAGTAACTGGTGAAGGTAAAAATTTAGCATTACAAGATATTAGATTTTCTAGGACAATAAATAGAATACAACAAGCTATGATCCAAGAATTAAATAAGGTAGCTATTATTCATTTATATGTATTAGGTTTAGAGGATGAGTTAGAGAACTTTACATTGTCACTTAATAACCCATCTACACAAGCAGATATGTTACAAACTGAACAAACACAAATGAAAGTAACATTATATAAAGATGCAGTATCAGATGCGGGTAATGGGTTTGGTGCTTATTCTATGACTAGAGGTAAAAGAGAAATATTGGGGATGAGTGAAGAAGAAATTAGAACTGATTTTGAACAACAAAGATTAGAAAAAGCAGCAGCGGCGGAAATGGAACAAACTTCCACTATAATTAAGAAAACAGGTATTTTTGATAGAGTAGATACTTTATATGGTGAGTTTGGAACAACTCCAAATGCTCCAGCCGAAGGTGAAGAAGCTGGTGGTGAAGAATTTGGTGGTGAAACATTTGGTGGAGGCGGAGGAGGCTTTGGGGCAGACTTTGGCGGTGAGGAAATAGGTGGTGAAACTGGTGGTGAACTTGGGGCTGAACTAGAAGGTGGTGCAACTGCTGAAGCGGGTGCAGTGGCAGGTGCCGCTGAAGCACCGGTAGAGTCCGTTAATAAAAATGGTCAAATACTTACTGAAGAATCCAAAAATGATCTAAAGAAAAAAACTAAAAAATATCAAAACATTTATCTAAAAAGATTACTTGAAAGTATAGATAAGGATCAAAATATAATTAATGTCGATGATGACGCAAAAATAATAAATTATAAAATAGATCAGATGTCCAAAGAGATAGATGGTTTATTACAAGAAGAACAAAAATAGGCTTTTTTATAAATTCTTAATATTTATAAATAAAAAAGTATGGAAAATTTTGGGTATATAAAAGATACATTTAACTCGATTCTATCAGAATCTATCATTAAAAAGGATAATAGCGGTAAAAAACTATTTAATGATTACTTAAAAGAATTAAGAAAAAATGAATCATTAAAGTCACAATTTTTAATATATAAAAATTTAAGTAGTAAAATTTTTACTAATAAATCCGATGCTGAATACTATATTAAAGAAAATATTACACTTTTAAAGGAATTAAACAAAAAAGAACTAAATAAATGTAATAAAAAACTATTATCCTTATTAAAAGATAAAGAATTAGTTAAAGAAAATTCAGAATTATATAACCATATTAACACATTAGTAGAAACTAAAAAAACAGCTTCTTCGCTAGATAAAATTCAAAACTCAATTAATTTTATTAAAGATAGAATGTTAAAAGAAGAAGTAGAAGAGGTAGAAGAATATGAATCTGTAAATTTACCACCTAGCGTATTAACTAAGATGGCAATAAATAGATTCAATTTAAAATATTCAGATATCTCAGAAGGAGAAAAAGATATCATCAAATCAGTTTTAAACGGTACAGAAAAAAATAAAAAAGATGTATATGAAAATCTTAAAATAGAATGTATTGATTTAATAGATAATAAATTAAATGAAAATACTGATTTGGATCTGAAAGATAAGATGCTCAAAGTAAAAGATAAACTATTGAGAATGTCTTATAATCCAAATGAATACGTTGGTAACATAGATAAGGTCTACCAACTTAAACAATCAGTGGCCACTGATTGATACTAATAACAATTAAATAAAAACGTGATTATGAAACAATTAATTTTAATGTTTGCGCTATTTGTTTGTTCTTTTGCAGGTTATTCCCAAGAAAAGGGAACAGCCCAATTAAGTACTTTGTCAATATCCTCAACAGAAAATGCTATTAATGTTTCCTCACCTAGTATTACCTATTTTTTCTTTAACAATGTAGGTCTTACTTTAGGTATGGCAAACTTTGATGATATTACTGTTGGTACAAGATATTATATCAAAGATAACAATTTCGCATTCGCTGGTTATGGTACCGGTTCAGAATCTTTAGATTTGGGTCTTGGCAAAACCTACAAATGGAAAGATCATGTAAACGTAGAACCAAGATTAACCTTTTCGGATGTTTTAAACGACGAGATAAATCTAGGCCTAAGTCTACATTTAAACTTAGTATTTTAACCAATAACAAAAATTAAAAAAACAAAATTATGGAAAAGATATTTGGAAGTATCAAAACATTTTTCTCTGGAGTAACAGAATTATTATTTACATTCTTAACTCTAGGCATTTTAGTACAAGTACTCTTCGGTGGAGCAGTATTTGGAATGGATGTAGTTGGCAATGTTACCGCCTTAATTGAATCTTTAGGAAACTCTGGATTTGTAGGTCTATTAGCAGTTGTCGTACTAGTTAAATTGTTAGATAAAAAATAGGTATATTTCAAAATAAACCAATTTGATTAAAGACCCGCCAATTTGGTGGGTCTTTTTCATGATTGACAATCATAGTTTTATTTAGTATATTTTTACTATTAATAACATAAAAATTAAAATATTATGAATGAAAAAAAGAGGAAAAGAAATATCGCTGGATATAGATTCAAACTATAAAATAAAATTAGGTACTGTTGATAATAAGAATCCTAAAAGTATATACATTAATCTTTCAGCGTGGGGAGAGCCAATTAATATAACTAATAATATAAATTATAATGGCGTAATAAGTAAATTAAGAAAACAAATAAAACATAATATAAATTCAGTTATCGATATAGATGATTTTTATAAAAATAGATATATTGTAGATTTAGATATGAGATCTTCAGGTATAAGCAATATAAAGAGAAGTTTTATGTCATGCGAAATTACCTTATACCAAAAAAATAATATTCCAGTTAATCAACCAAAAATGATTAATACCGCAACTAGTATAATAAAAAATGTTATAGGTAGTTGTTTAGAAAATCAAAATTATTTTACTTTTTATAAAACTAAAAAATAAAGGTTTTTTATAACATAGATATATTTATTAATAAAGTATATCACTATGTTAGAAATATTAAAAAGTAATGAAGTAAATAAAAAAGGTATTCTTATTGAATACGATGCTGGATACATCTCACCAAAAGAGAATAAGCATTTCATTAACGAGATAAATAAATTAACCAGAGGCGAAACTATTGTTGAGGAGCCTCTGATTGTTTATGCTGTAATGCAGAAATATGGCGTTGAGAATAAAAATGATAGGGTATACCCAGAAGAGATTTTAAAAAGAGAAGCTGAAAACTATCTTAAATTAATTAATGAAAAAAGAGCTATGGGTGAAGCTGATCACCCTGAGTCATCTATTGTTTCCATAAGTAGAATTTCACATAATGTTGTAGAGTTATGGTGGGAAGGTAATGTTCTAATGGGTAAATTAGAAATTATTATGTCGCCAGGATTTGTTACTCAAGGAATTATTTCCTGTGAGGGGGATCTAGTTGCTAACTTATTAAGAAAGGGATTAAAAATAGGTGTATCATCTAGGGGTGTTGGCTCTTTGGAGAAGGAGCATGGTAAAAATATAGTTCAAGATGACTTTGAATTAATATGTTGGGATGTTGTAACATCACCATCAACTCCCGGTTCTTGGATATATAATAGAGAGCCAAGTAAAGAAGAACAAATGTCAGAATCTAAGGAGGCGTCCGATAAGAATCTTCTTATTGATTCCTTAGATAATTTTTTATGTGATTAAAATACCACAAAAATCATACTTTTCTAAATTTCTACATATTTATAAAAAAATGGCACATTATGTGCATAAATAAATTATTCTAATAATATTAAAAAAAATAACAGAATTAAATGGCTACAAAAAGAAAATCTATCATCGAAGAGGCTTTGTTAGAAGCTAAGTCTTTAGAGGATGCCTTAAAAGCCAATACGAAAGAAATGCTTGCTTCACATATGAAGGAAGAAATTGAAACCATCGTGGAGTCATCTTTGAAAGAACAAGAAGATGAAGAATTAGAAATCGATGCATTAGAAGGGTCCGATGAAAATGAGGAAGAATTGCCAGTAGATTTAGATGTTGACTTAGATGTTGACGATATTGATATTGGAAATGATGAAGTATCGCTTGATTTAGATGCAGAAATTGCAGATGAAGAAGGTGATATAGAATCGGAATTAGATCTTGATCTTGATTTACCTGATGAAGAAGGAGAACTAGATATTGATGTTGCAGAATTACCTATGGATTTAGGTGGTGATGAAATTGATTTAACTGGTGCACCTGATGAAGAGGTAATTAAAGTCTTCAAAGCTATGGGCGATGATGACGAAGTAGAAGTAATCAAAGATGAAGATGGAATTCACTTGACAGATAATGAAACAGGTGCTGAGTATTACATTAAAGAATCCGAGGAATTGGAGGAAGGTGAAGATGGGTTGTGTGAAGATTGTGGATCACATGAAGAAGAAGCCATATATGAAATCGAATTAGATGAAGACTCTGAAGAGAATTTGTCTGAAGATGAAGATGGTGATCTTGATGAAATGTGGGGTGCAGGTAAACGCGAATACAAAATGCGTGATGGACATAAAACGGGTGATGTCGAAGGACATTACAAAGATTATGAAAGTCGCTTTACGGAAGAAGATGAATATATCGAAGAAGATAAAATTCAACGACACCAAAAAGGAGGATACCAACGAAAAGGTGGTGCTAAAGCTGGGTCAAACCAAGCTAGCCCATATGGAGTAGGTAGACGTTCTGAATCTCGTAAATCACGTAAACCAATCTCTGAAAGGAGAAAAACACCTAAGAATGTAAGCAAAGTAGCTGATTCTAAAATAAT